GATATCATACGGGAGTGTGGTAACACATATCAAGTTCACTATAGAACAGTAGCATTTGGTAGTACATGGAAGAGTTGTTCATTGAAACCAGCTGGGTACTCGATCATATATCATGATGGTGCACATACAAACTTCAGATTTACTGGTATTAACAGACTAACATCTATGGATGACAGTGGTGTAGTAGCATGTTGTGGGTTTGAGGACAAAACTGCTACAAATAGACTCATACACTACATAACAGAGTCAAGTGCCTTTACACCACATGAAATTGGTAGTATACTAATACCAATGCATGATTTATATTATCATAAGACTAAATTATTTCAGCATTTACCATTCGTGGTATCAGAACCAGACGAGGTTCAGTTAAATATAGATAAACCAACTGTTATCGTGGAGTTTATCTCAGGAGACCCTGATGTCTCAGCATTTACTACATCATGGTTAAACCAGATAGAGGAAGGATTTATTGAAATTGTGAATAGATGAGGAATGACTACACACTCAATGATCAACTAGATCATTTGACTGTCTTATATCATAGAGGATGCAAACAAGGATTTAAGTTTTTTGGGGATGACCCAGAAGAGCATAAGTATCATATTAAAGACGAGCACATAGATTTATTAAAGGAAGCATTTGATTGGGATAAGTTCCCTATTGATTACTTACATAGATTCTATGCACATAGTAGATGTTTAATATTTACTAATGGCGTATGGATGAGTGAGACAGCAAAATATCCACAATATCTCAGGTATAGACCAGGTGCTAACCTGAGTTTTCGTGTGTCTGGACTTACTAGGTTCACATCATTGACCGATAATAGTGGTGCTCTTTGTGTTGGTATCGACCCTGATGCCAGAGAAATGCCATGCTATAGACGTTTTGTGCATGTCATAGACACTAACACAATGTTTCAACCTACGTATGCTGATTCATATCTTATACCAACAGAGAATTGTATATATGGTAAGCAAACAGTACGTGAAGGTAAGATAATCAAAGCAAGTTACGATCCATTAACAGTTATCTTTGAGAAGAAAGGATATCTGATAGAATATACCAAGGAGCCTTTCACTATGGAGGAAGCTGTGCTAAACTATGGAGGACAGTGGATCACAAAACACATTGAGGTATTTGATAGATGACAATGTTCATTGAAGATGGTAATAAACCAGTGTGGCAAAACCATCAACATTATCCATGGAATGAATACAAGCATCTAAATCGTGATAAATTTGAAGAGTTACTCAACCTCATGATGGAAGCACACCCAGACCATGAACTTACAGAGTGGTTGAAACGTGGATTCTGTATGAATGAGGGAGATTCCACTATATCATTCAGTAGTTTAGAAGGATATAAAATGCTACAGTGGGGTATAAATCATTTTGATAGAGAGGATGCAGATTCATATGATCTATTTTATGGAGAGGAAGAGGAGACAGACTGGGATGATGACGATTGGTAAAAAATGTGTTATAATTATACTATAAAGACCTGATCTAATGCCAGTATACAGAGACTACGAGATTCGCATGAATCTCAATGAACTTATAGAGAAAAGAGTTCCTTGTTGTGATCTATTACATCCTGACCACTGTTTCACAGAGTCACAGGTAACGCAGATCGCACATGATATTAATATGGATCTAGATTTACATCCCATATACAAACAGATTGATGAGCATATCATGAGATATGTGAAAGCAGCAAACATAGCAAACGAAGACCATTGGGTTGAAGAGAGATTGAAAAATCCACATGATTAGTATTAAAGAGAACCTTCTAAGTCAAGAAGAACTTCATTGTCTGCAGAAGACACTATATTCAAATCGTTTTAATTGGGTAGAAGCACAAACAAATAAACAATCTCATAACTCATACTATGTTCATGAGTTTCGACATGTCAATGGTATTGCATCACCATATGATTTCCTTATTCACCCACTATTGGATGTGTTACAACCAAAGGCAATCATCAGAGTAAAAGCAAACAAATATGTACAGACTCCTACACTAGAACAACACGAGTTTCATCAAGACTTTCCATTTAAACATAAAGCAGCAATATTTTATGTCAATACTAACAACGGACAGACACAGTTCGTTGATAGCACAGTGAATAGTGTAGAGAATAATATGCTACTCTTTGATGCATCTGTAGAACATAGATCAACATCTACTACTGATGCACAACACAGAATCAACATTAACTTTAATTATTTCTAATGATCAGTGTCAAGACAGTTAATAATGTAATAGATGCATTCCCTATTGGTCTGTATGCACAACCTGATGTGATCACACCAGAAGAGAATGATATTCTTATTAGCAAAGTATATAAATTACGAACTGTATTTGGTGCAGGGAACACACAAGACTGGTTGAGTGGAACACGGTCACCTGATAATTGTTATAAGCAATCAAATATAGCAGAGTATCTAGAGTTTAAACCACTCGTAGAACGTATTACACAGTGTGTTCATGAGTTAGCAAGAGAACATGGTAGTGATGATGACTATTTTTGTACTGAAGGATGGTATAATATCTACAGTAGCAACAGATATCAAGAGTATCATGTACATCCTAATAGTATATTCTCAGCAGTATATTTCATGAAGTCAGGAGAGGACTCACAAGGACTTCACATTAAAAGACCTGACTATGGAGGTATGCTACCGCCCAAGAATAAGAAACGTGACACACCATTCAATCAAGAAGTTATCATAGCACCACCACAAGAACGTACAGTTATAATATTCAGATCATACTTAGAACACTGTGTACCACCATCTAATTTAAAAACTGATCGTGTTACTTTATCATTAAATTTCTCATGAACTACACTACATTCACACAAAAATACAAAGAGATTAAATCTAAAGGTTACATTCACATCACTAGAACAGGTGATGGTAAGTTTGGTAACACATTTGAGGACTTACTTGGTCTAACTGAGAATAATATAGATGCTCCTGATATAGATGGGCATGAGATAAAAGTTCAGAGTAAATTGACACACTCTAAAATGACTCTGTTTAATATGAAACCTGAGTGGGTGATACCACAAAAGACAGTAGTGGTTGAGTATGGATGGCCACATACAATCAAAAAGGGAGAACTAACAATACAATCCACAATAACTAGAACACCTAACAAGAGACATCTGTGGTTGGACACAGCAGATAAATTATATGTCAAACATAATGACACCATATTAGGTCAATGGTCTTGGGAATCATTAACAGAACAGTTTGTCAAGAAGTTTCCTAGTGCTATCAAAGTATATGGAGACGAGAAGAGAGAGGGAGATAAAGTATATTTTTGGTTCAACGAAGCATATCTTCTTACAGGAACCAGTAAAGAACTATTCAAACAGTTAATTATAGATGATGTTATATCCATTGACTTTAGGTTCTATACACAGTATAATAAAGGTTTGAGTATCAGAGACAGAGGAACAGCATTTCGTATGAGAGGTAGTTATTTGGACAGACTATTCGTTAAGGAGAGTATTAGTTGAAGAATACTATATTATTTGGAGACTGTAGAGATACACTTCCTACTATTGATGTCAAAGCACGTATGTGTGTCACATCGCCACCATACTACGGACTACGTAACTATGGAGGAGAGCAAGATCAGATAGGACAAGAGGATACACCAGAACAGTTTATTAACAATCTGGTAGAAGTATTTCGTGCAGTGCGTGATGTATTAACTGATGATGGTACATTATGGGTCAATATAGGAGATAGTTACTATAACTATAGACCTGGCAAAGGTCAAGCACTGGTCAAGCAGACAGTATCTAAGACAAAGCAAGATCTACCTGATAAGTGTGCAAGACGTGGTAACAAACTAGAAGGTCTTAAAGAAAAGGACATGATAGGGATACCATGGATGTTAGCATTCGCACTGAGGGCAGATGGATGGTATCTACGTCAGGATATCATATGGGCAAAACCAAATCCTATGCCAGAGTCTGTCAAGGACAGATGTACTAAATCACATGAGTACCTATTCTTATTATCTAAAAACAAAAAGTATTATTATGACAATGAAGCAATCAAAGAACCAGTCAAACAAGATTGGGGTGAACGAGACAGGACGACTGGTAAGTACCATAATCCTGGCACTGGCCTTCAACCTCATAGTGGTTTATCCAAGTCTTATAAACGGAAAAATAAACGAGATGTTTGGACAGTAACCAATAAACCATACAAGGGAGCACACTTCGCAGTGTTTCCACCTGACTTGATCGAACCATGCATACTAGCAGGGAGTCAGAAGGGAGATATAGTTCTCGATCCATTTATGGGATCAGGAACTACAGGCATGGTTGCAAAGAAACATGGTAGAAACTATATTGGTTGTGAGTTGCATCAGGACTATGCCAGTTTACAAACTGATCGTATAGATAGCATACCATCGCAACTTGTGCTATAATGAAGGTAACAATCACTCCAGACCACATTACTATGTCAAACAAGTATGATTCACCATTCTCACCTAACGAGATCAGATATTTTATGAGTCTTATGCAAGAGGATGCTGCACTTGGCAGAGGTTCTACCTATGCTAAACTAGAAGTTCTACTAGACAAAATGACAGGAGAGAGAAAC